GGTTCTGATTACCTATCCCGACAGCACCACCGTCACCTTCAACGCCTATGTGAAAAGTTACACGATGGGCGCTGCGGATGTGGACGGCATTGTCGGCTTTGCGGCCTCCCTGCGCATCAGCGGCGGCGTGACCGTGACCTGAGGTGAATAAATGGGCAAGATGAGGGCTTTGGGGACTTCCCTGTCCTATCTGCCCACGTTTGATAGCGCGGCTGCGGTTACAGTTGTCGGGGCGTTGACGAGCGTGGGCGAAATCACGCCTGACAGCGAGGAACTGGATGCAACCACGCTGGACAGCGCGGGCGGGTATCGGGAGTTCCTGCAAGGGTTCAAGGATTCCGGGGAACTGACTTTAACTGGCTACCATGACAAAGCCCAGACCGGGCAGGCGACCATGCGAAGCCTGTATGACACGGGTGCTTTGGGGTACTTCTGGGTCACCTTCCCTGACGGCACTACGGTTGCTTTCAGGGCGTATGTTAAGAGTTATACCACCGGGGCGGCTGATGTTGATGGCATTGTCGGGTTCGGGTGCTCGCTTCGCATCAGCGGACTGGTTCAGGTCATCCAGGCGCTGGCGGCAGAGGAGATTAGCATTGCGCCCGGTTCTGCAACGCTGGATGCAACCGCGAACGTGATTACCGGGACACCGTCCTACCAGTGGCATAGTAACGACACGAACGACTACAACACGCCGAATGTCATCAGCGGCGCGACCTCCGCGACCTACACCACCCCCGAATTGACGGAGGGAACGTACTACTACTTCTGCACGATTACCGTTGCGGGGTATCGCCCTGTCAATTCGGGCATCTTCAGGGTTGTTGTGGCTTGACAAGTCCCCGCCTTCGGGCGGGGCATTCTTTACAGTATAGGAGGATTCAATGAAACTTAGCATTGGTGATGTAACTTTTGAACTTGAGTATACCGTCAACAGCGTTTGCGACCTTGAAGAACTGATGGGCAAAGGCGTGGCCGAAATCCTGTCAGTTGGCGGATATTCGGCTGTTCGCGCCCTATTGTGGTGTGGTTTGATTGAGAAAATGCCCGGTCTTACCATCAGCAAGGCTGGGAACATCCTGCAAGACTACGTTAAAGAACATTCTCTTGAGGAACTCGCGAAAATCCTTGGAGAGGCGGTGCAACACGCTGGTTTTTTAGAGGAGAAGGCGGTAAAGAAAGCCCCACAGAAGGAGAAGTAAAGCCGCTTAGAGAAATATACGGCAAGGTCATTGATGACGCATTTGCGGCTGGGTACGAGGGCGCGTGGGGGTTCTGGCACATGACACCCAAGGAAGTGAATGGGCGCATGACCGCTTTTGCCTCACAACAAAGGAAACTGCTTGAACGGTTGGACACCCTCGCATGGATGATAGGATCATATAAAGCACAAGCGTACCACCAACCGCGCAAGTACCCAAACAAGCCGAGCATGGTCAAGACCGAAAATAAGCCGCGCTTGGAGAGTGAGCCATTGGACGAAGAAATCATGAAAACAATCCTGACGGCTTATGCCGAAGTACACAATCAAATTGAGGAGGTGAACCGCCGTGACGCTTGAGGAACTCAACATAAAATTCACCGCCAGCATGGGCGGTTTGCAAACGCAACTCAGCCACCTTCAGCGGCAGTTGGGGGGCGTGTCCTCGGCTGCAGGAGTGGCAAGCGGGGCCATGACAAGGCTTGCGTCAGTTGCCAAACTCTTCATAAGCGCAGCCGTCATTCATGGAATATATAAAGTCGGCAAAGCATCACTCCAAATGGCGAACGAAGTGGTCGAGAGCGAAAGCCTGTTTGAAGTGTCCATGAAGGGCATGGCTGCTGATGCGCGTGAATGGTCGGAGGGGTTGTCAGACTCGCTCGGGCTGAACGCATACGCGCTCCGCAAGAACATGGCGGTATTCAACACCATGTTCAGGTCAATGGGGCTTGGTAAACAAGCCTCATACGACATGGCGACAGGACTGACACAACTGGCCGAGGACATGGCCTCGTTCTACAACATGGACGCAGAGGAAGCGTTCAATAAACTTCGTGCTGGCATCACTGGCGAAACCGAGCCGCTCAAGCGCTTGGGCATCATGGTGGACGAGAACACCACGAAGCAGTACGCGCTTGCTGAAGGAATCAGCGAAACAGGCAAGGAACTCTCCCAAACCGATAAACTGATGGCGAGATATGCGGCCATCATGGCGCAGACTGGCGATGCACAAGGTGACCTGGCAAGAACCATCAATAGCCCTGTTAACCAAATCCGCCTTCTTAACAACACTCTAAACAAGGTAAAAATTACCTTGGGTCAGGCGTTCCAGCCGATACAGGCGATTGTTTTGCCCATTCTCAATACACTGGCAAGGGCCGCATTAGTGGCAGCAAACGCTGTCAATACATTCCTGTGGGCATTGACAGGATTCACTGGAGTATCTGTTGGCGCGGCGGGTGTGGCGGAGGATGGCGCAGAGGCAAACGGCGAACTGGCTGATTCTCTGAACGAAACCGCAAAGGCCATGAAAGGCGCTGGAAGCGCGGCAAAGAAGGCTGCGAAAGATGCCAAGGTAGGGCTGAAGGCGTTTGACGAGGTTAATAAACTCACCGAGGATGCTGCAAAAAGCGGCGGCAGTGGAGGCGGTATCGGCGAGAAGCCTGAAGTTGTCGATAATGAGAAATTGGCGGCAGCAATGGCGGCTGTTAATGCTGCGATGAGCAAAGCCGCAGACTGGCTCAAAAAGGTGTGGGAACTCGCGTTGCCAACGCGTGAAGCGTTGAGCCGTTTGTGTGGTTCACTCAAGGAATTTGGAAAAATCTCTTTTGATGGTATCAAGGGATTCTACGAGAATTTCATCCAGCCGATTGGCTCGTGGGCGTTGACTTCTGGCCTGCCAGCGTTTCTTGGTGTGCTCACTTCTGCGGTGAATCTCGTCAATACAGCATTTGAGGCGGCGAAACCAGTCTGGGAAGAGTTCTATAACCGCGTTCTTGTTCCCATAGGAAACTGGGCTGGAGACAAGATCGTTGAGGCGTTGACTCGGCTTCGTGGGGTTCTTGATTCTGTGACGGAATGGATAAGGGAAAACCCGGAATCATTCTCGATGATTGTAGACGGTATAATATCAATCTTCGCTTCATTATTGCTTTTGAAGATTGCCTCCACAATCGTAACGGGCGTACAGACTGCATTTACTCTATTACAAGGTGTAATAGCGCTTTTTACATCCCCTACGGGAATCATCGCGATGGTTGTTGCTGGCTTGATTTGGATGGCATTGAATTGGGATAAAGTCAAGGAATGGGCTGTCGCGGCGTGGGATGGAATCGTTGATGCGTGGAATAGTGCGGCTTCGTGGTTTTATAACAATATCACGGTACCCATTGTGAACTTCTTTAATGATGCTTTCGGTTCGGTGTTAAGGGCAGGTCAAGGTGCGTGGTACTGGATTAAGACCGCGTGGAATGACGCAACATCATGGTTTTATTCTAATATTACGCTTCCTATTGTGAACTTCTTTAACGACGCTTTTGGCTCTGTCCTGAGGGCTGGTCAGGGTGCGTGGTACTGGATTAAAAATGCGTGGAACGGCGCAGGTACATGGTTCGACACCAACGTCCTTCAGCCAATATTGAAGTTCTTTAATGACGCCTTCGGTTCAGCGTTAAGGGCTGGTCAGGGTGCGTGGGCGTGGATAAAGGATACATGGACTGGTGCGGCGACATGGTTTGATGTCAACATTCTGCAACCTGTCTCGAAGTTCTTTAGTGACACATTCGGCACAGTCTCAGGTGCAGTACAAGGCGCGTGGATACGGGCAAAGGATGCGTGGAACAACGCGCCGACATGGTTTGATACTAATGTTCTTCAACCAATTCAGAAATTCTTTAGTGATGTTTTCGGTTCCGCTCTAAGGGCAGCGCAAAGCGCATGGATGTGGATTAAGAATGCATGGACTGGCGCAGGAACATGGTTTGACACTAACGTTCTGCAACCTATCCAAACTTTCTTCAATAACACCTTTGGTTCGGTTCTGAGGGCTGTGCAGGGTGCATGGCATTGGATTACGGTTGCATGGAATAACGCGGCGACATGGTTCGATACCAATGTAC